TCAACAACACTTGCAGGGCTACTGCTATAACCAAAATCAATACCAACGGCAACAATACCAATCCTACTATCGATGCTATCACATAACTCAAAACTTTCATAAATTCTCCCTTCGATTTTTCCATACATACCCAATCCATAAATTGTCCAAAAGGATTTATCTGTTGCCTCAAGCAACTCAATCTCTTTTACCAACGCATTGGATAGATACGTATTATGTTTATAATTACTAACTATAACGGCAACATCTTTCTCCTGTTGCTTTCTCTTTTGCTCCAACTCGGTATTAATCCATACATCCTCATCATCCGGGTTAAAGTCTAAAAATATCTTCTTCTCTGTTCTTATCAGCAGTTGAAAGAATTCCTTTTTGTAGTTTAGCTCATTCGCCTCATTGCAATAGAGGATGTCCTGCTTGTTCCCTCTCAACTTCTGCTCATCGTCTGCGCCCATAAACTGCACAATCCTGTTCTCGTACTTGTAAGTCTTTTTAGTCTTGTTGTGTTCTACTTGCTCGTAGAATCCCTCATTGTGCATTATCTCCTCAAAGTCCTTTACAACTGTATTATCCAACGTTGTCCGATACTTACGAACCGTTGACCAAGTACCTGCGTGACAATACTGCCCATCCCCATAGCACCCGGTCATCAACCACAATGCGGAGAGCTGCGCAAGGGAGTAGGTTTTACTTGACCTCGTACCACCCCGATTAATAACAATCTTCTCGGTTGCATCGTAATTCTTTTCGAATATCGGAGTTACCTTCATGTAATCAGTAAGTGATATAATACTGCCAACGTTCCAACCGCTAAGATAATCAGCAGTATCAACAATGGGTCATGCTCCTGTGGTTCATTCCTCATCTCTGTTGCGCTTTACTTCGATGGTTATTTTCTGCTCCTGTTTTATCTTCTCCGGTTCATTCATCCCCAACATCTTTGCCAATGAATCCAATGCTCCCTTTGCATCACTACCCTTGAGCAATCCGCTATTACTCATTGCGTATATCTTCTCCTTGTCTGTTTTGGTCAACTTCTCTTTTTTCATCAGAGCTTTAATCTCCTCAAATGTTTCAACCATTCCGATATACTTTTGCACTATCCACTCCCGGTTAATACTGTGTTGCTCGGCAGTCTGTTTCTTAAGTTGATTGACCTTTACTAAAACCTTACTATTATTCAAAAGCTCGTTTGCTCTTACTGATGCCTGTTCGACAGGTAGTGCAGGATGCTCATACGCTTGTCTGTATGCCTCTGCTCCATTGCCTAATTCAATGTATAACTCTGCAAACTTCCTTTGCTTTATTGTTAGCTCTTTACTCATTCAATTCATAAAAAAGTTGTCAGCATCTTCGATAAAATACCAACAAATGAAATCCAACGATATACTCGTGGGGTCAATCCAAAAGTTATGCCCTGCATCTCTGACCTTTCTAATAGTATCCTGTGCCTCATCGTTTAAACCTACTCCGTTAATCTCTGCTACATTGACGTATGTATTGGTTTTGATGTAGGCATAAACTTTCCCATCGTTAGAAACAATCAACCCCTCGTTGTTGGGCAGTTTCCAAACATCCTCCTCTCTCCTCTCCTGTTCGTTCAATTGATTCATTCCTTTCCCTTTCGTCTTTTGGAATATTGCTCCTTTAACTGAAAGTAGTTTTTAGTGATTCGGCTCAATGCTCTTGCAACGCATACATTGCACCCTCTGTCCACCTTGTTGCCTGTCTCGGATTCGTATAGGTTTAGCAATTGCCTTACCTCCTCTCCTTTGTTTCTGCTGATGCTTTGCGTTCTGTGATACATAAAGAGTATCTCATCGTATTGTTTAAGGTCTGTATAATAACTCATAGTTTAAACAGTTTCAAATGCCTCTCTATTGCCTCAACGCAAATGGGAGCGCAACTAATGTATAATATAAAATTTTGGTTTATTGTCAATGTGATAATGATGGCTATCCAAATGGATAAACATACAGGGCAGCTCAACGGCTTATAAGATAGCGCAGTCAACAGGATTGCTCCGATGTAATACAGATACTTGTGAGCAGTAACCCTCTTGATGAAATCGGGCAAGTAATCCGATACCAAGAAAGGAACTGTTGCGCAGAATATCAATGCCTTTAACTCCTCCATATTAAAACATTCTCAATTGCTTTGTGTGATGCTCAATACGTTTACACGCTGCATTAAAGTACTCCTCATCCAATTCACAGGCAGTCAAATCAAAACCGAGATTATGGCAGGCGATAGCAATGCTCCCACTACCAAGATGCGTATCAAGTATCTTGTCTCCTTTCTTTGCGTAATTCATTAAAAGCCACTCATAAAGTTTAACGGGTTTTTGTGTTGGGTGTATTCTAACTTCTTTGTTTTTCATATCACCCTGCAACATACCATTCCATCTAAATCTGAAAATATCAATGTGATTGTTTATTGATTTGTAAGCGTATTCACAGGGGGAGTAATTTCCACTATTTTCCTTATCCCAAACAACGCCACCTACACCAAAATATTTACCATACCAATTAGCACCCCAAATTATTTGATTTTTAGACACCCTTAAAAGTTCATCCCAATATTTTTCTGTTGGTTTGTGCCCGTTTAATGTTTTTAGATTATAGTTACCTTTTTTTGCTTTATTAGTTGCACAAGCATTATCATTAAAAGTATCTGAATAAGGTGGGTCTACTATTGCAAGGTCGAAATGATTATCCTCATACCTCGCCATTAGTTCCATATTATCCTCCCGGCTTAGTTTTATTTTGTTTGTTATTACGACCTCCATAACTCCCTAAAGTTTTCCGGCATTAAACTCTTAACCCTCTTTAATCTGTTGTGCAACCATCCGTAAGAGAAAGAACCTGCGCCCTGTTCTTTCAACTCGTTGTACATCTCCTTAAAATTGTACTGCACCCCAAAGTATGCCCTCATCAATCCCACATCAATAGCATCAAAGTCATTACTGCCCTGCATAAACTGAATCACTCGCCTCTGTTCAACGTACTCATCCCGATTATACCCCCCACCTATGTCATTGGTAAAGTGATAAAGCTCAATGAAATTCTCGTAATCAATTGAATGAGGGCAATTGTTCCTGTGCTTTAATCGTTGGTAATTGTACCGGGAGTAGCTGCTATTGTAATTAATCAGCATAATCTTTGCGCAGTAATCAATCAATTTATTCTCTCTATGTATCGACATTATCTGTTGCTTGTCCTTTTCCAATATCTGTATTATTACCTCCTGCAATAACTCATCTGCCTCATTTCGATTGCGTGTAATCTTCTTGCTCAAATCTTCAAGCAACCTGTAAACCTCTGTAATAGCCTCATCATAATTGGACATTATCTGTCAATGCTTTTACTTGCTTTTTAAGTTGGCTATTCTGCATGGATAACTCTGCCCATTGTACCTGTTTCCTGTGAGCTTGTGCCACCGCTTTGTTGTACTCTTTCTCCAATGTTCGGAGAGCAAGATTCGCCTCCAATACGGTCTGCAATTCGTTAGAATGATTACCCTTTGCCTTTATCCTCTCTGCTAATGCCATCAGTTTAACTCGGATTTCAATTAGTTTTAACTCATCCATTTACTCTTGTGTTTCATAAATAATGCCCTGTGTACAACCTCGTAATCCTTTGCAATCAATCTCTCATGCTCAACCTCAAACCAATTACCCTCATCGCCAAATTTACGCATTTTGTATTTAAACGTTTCTCTCTGTTCTTTAACGTTCCAACCATACGCCCGGTCAAGTATCTCGTAAACCTTGCCATTGATTCTAAAAATGCTATCTAATGCAAAAGGGAATAGCAACCTTATCTCTGTTTTTGTCATATCATTTTGTTTAATATTCTCTCCAATACATTTACGCTTATACTGTTCCCGGCTTGTTTATAGAGTTGCGTATCAGAGCAGACCTCTTGAGCTTTAAAAAAAGCATCATCTGGGAACGCTTGCAGTCTCCAACACTCAAGCGGAGTTAATCGCCTAATCCTTTCCGATTCAATATAATTGTTCTCCATTCTGCTGCCCTCTTTTGTAGTTATTGATGACGCTATTACATCTCCATCCGATGGAGAAAAAGTAAATCCGTTCCCTTTCTTTTGATTTTTCTCATGATTTTTATGATAAAAATTTAGTGCTTTATCAGATAAAAAATATTTATCATCCACTTTAATGTATGTCTCTCCTCTGTTATGCACTCCTTTATGATAATTTGTTGTAATTGTAGAGGCTATCCCCCTGCCATCTTCAATGTTTACATT